CCCGCGAGCTGGTCCCCGACTGGAAGGCTCGCGTGAAGGGCTACGGGAACGCCATCGTTTCTCAGGTGGCGGCGGCGTTCCTCGGCTCAATATTGGACATCCTTAGGGAGGAACGATGAACAACATGAAGTTGATGCAGAGGCATGCGCCCGCCATCGCTAAGACGTGGGCGCTGCGCACCGTTTACGGCCGCGTCGACGAGAAGCTCGGCGTGCCAGCGACGCGCGTTGCGCGGGACCTGGGGCTCCTCCCCGACCCGAGCAGCGACAACCTGCGACGCGAGCTTCGCCGCATCCGGAGGGGCGGGTGAAGTGCGACTCGGGGATGCGCGGTGGGTGAGTCCGCGCGGCGCTCGATGCCACCCTGCGTGAGTGGGTGCGGCTCTACGGCGAGCTTCCCGAGGAGCGGCTGCGGACCGAAGTGCTCGTGAACCGCGTGCGGTCGCGCAACCCGGGTTACTGCTACCAGTGCGCTGGATGGGAGCGCGGTCCGGTTCGCCGCGGCGTCCGGTTTTTCTACGCGCCTCGCGCGTCCAATACTTGACGCCACTCGCCATGGCGTTGCAGTAAGGGACTATGGCTAGGCGGCCACGCGGAATGCCGGAGAAATATCCCTGGCTCGCGCTCGAGGGGTACTGGGGGTTCTGGAGCGATCAGTTCATTGCCCAGGAGTTTGGCTGTGCGGCCGAAACCGTTGCGTCTTACCGCAAGCGCCATGGCAAGCCCAAGTGCAGGGACAAGCCTAAGCACTACGCGCTCCGCCGGAAGTACAAAAAGGCGGACTGGAGGAAGGGCAACGAGGAGTTGGCCGAGCAGTTCGGTGTTACGCCGCAGCACATCTCCACCGTGCGCGGCAAGATCGGCAAGCCGGCTTTAAAGAAGAAGGTCCAGCCTCGGTTCGTCCTGGAAGTCCTCCGGGAAGAGCCGGGGCTCCCGGTGCCCGAGATCGCCAAGCGCTTGGGCGCGAGCAAAACCACCGTACGAGAGCGGCTCATGGACCTCTGGGAGGAGGACATGGTCCGCCCTCGCGGAAGCGGCCCGGCAACGAGATATTTCGCCAGGCCAGGAAGGAAGAAGAAGGAATGAAAGCACTGTCACCGAGGGCCAAGGCCCTGCTGGGCGTCATGATCGCCCGCCCCGAGGACTGGTACAACGTCCTCCACGCCATCAACATCCGCGAGTGCAACCTGCCCGTCCTCATGCGGGCGCTCGAGGAGCGGGGCCTCATCCACACGGATCGGCGGCGCAGCCCGAGTGGCATCCACACGGCGCGGCCCGCCAAGTGGCTCCTCGACGCCTTCAATCTGGCTACGGAGTATGGGAACTTGCTGCCATGAAGCGAGCACGACAAAGCGACAACGAGCTCGCCCGGAAGCTCGGCGTGAGCCGGGCGCGGGCGCAGCAGCTTCGCGCCGCCCAGGGCCTCGCCCCCGCGAATCACTGGGCGGCGCCGAAGCGGATCGACTGGGACCGCGTCCTCCTCGAGGAGCGCCAACACGAGAAGAAGAACACCTCGCAGCTCGCCCGCGAGCTCGGGGTCACGCGGAACGCCGTCGTCCAGGCCCTCGGCGCGCGGGGCCTGAAGCCGGCGAAGGTGCCGCCCCCGAGCCGCGCGAAGGCCGACTGGGACGACGTCATCATCCGACAGCGCCTCCACGAGACGCGCGGTCCGGAGTATATCGCGGAGCGGTGGGGCTGCTCGGTCACCACCGTGAAGCGACGTATATGGGAGCGGAAGGCCGCTCTTCAAGATTAGGGGGTAGCATTGAAACCGACATCTGGGATTGTGGAGCTGAAGTTCGTCCTGCGCGTGGCGTGGTACGCGCCGGAAGGGGGCGAACCGGACGCTGAGGATGTTCAGACGATCCTCGAGGGGGAGGGGGTCGAGCACCTCGAAGATCTTGTCGAGTGGAGCTTCCACGCCCTCCGCCCCCTCGAGAGTCGCTTCGGTCCGGAGGAGGGGGTCTACGGGCCGCCTGGGGAGGCGCCGGCGATGAACGTGGGGGAGGCCGACGAGCACCATGCAGAAATGGCGCCGGAGTCTTGCCCCGATACCCTCCCTCTTTTCGGTGGGGCGTAGTGCTGCGCTGGCGTGGTAGCGTCGGTGCGTGAAGCCCCGGCGCATCACATGGCACTGCACAGACCTCATGTGGGGCACGCTCGAGGGTGTGCGGAAATACCACATGGGGCGTCTAGGGTGGGACGAAGTGGGCTACCACTTCGTGATCACGAACGGGAACCCGGGTCCTTCTCGGGATGACGGTGTTGACCGCCGCCCCAAGATGGCGGAAGACGGCCGCATCTGGCAGGGCCGCCCCTTGGACGTCCGAGGCGCGCACGTCCGGGGGTACAACGACGGCAACGTCGGGATCGCCATGGTGGGCCGCCCCGGCCGCATGACGCAGGCCCAGCTCGTCGCCGCGCTCCGGCTGACGGCCGGCCTCTGCGTCCAGCACGACATACCCCACTCCGAAGTTCGGGGGCACTACGAGCTCGACGCGTCCAAGACGTGCCCGGGTCTCGACATGAACCTCGCCCGCGCGGCGCTCTTCGCGCTCCTCGACACTGACCCGGGTGCTCTTCTCGAAGGCAAGCCGGATGAGCAGTAATGACGACAACTCCCCCCAAGGCATGGCCATCCGCCAGGCGCGACAGGACGAGCGTCTGGACGCCATGGCCCGGGATCTGCATGAACTGCTCATCGAGTTCCGGGACATGAGCAAAGCGGTCACGGGGCCGGACGGCCATGGAGAGCGTCTTCGGAGCGTTGAGCTTCGGCTCAAGAGTCTCGAGAGTGAAGTTCACGAGGGTCGTTCCACGCGTACGAGGGTGATGGTGGGCGTCCTGCTCGCCATCGTGTCTGCAGGCTTGACGGGGTGGCTCGCCGGCCACTAGGGGGTACTGCATGGACGTTCTGCTCTTGCTCGCTTCGCAGGCTGACACCGCCACGACCGTCGCCGTCGGGAGCGGCGCCGTCGAAAGCGGCGTTCTCTCCATCATCAGCGCCTTCGGCCGCGGGGCCCTCGAGGGGCTCGGCGCGATGTTCGCCTTCGTCGCGCTCCTGAGTCGGGTCAAGGGGCTCGAGCGCCGACTCGCGCCGACCGCGTTCGACTGGCTCGTCTGGGTCTTGCGCGCCGTCGGCACCCTGGGGTCGGCAACCGTCGCCGCCGTCCTCGCCCGGCCCGATGCCGCCATCGAGGCGGCGCTCGGCGGGCTCGTGGGCGCGCTCCCGCTCGCCTGGCGCTCCATCCGCCGCGCCATCGAGGAAGCTACGGACTGATGTTCCGCCCCCCGCCCAGGAACGCGCGCCGCGATAAGCTCGGTCGCAGGCCGGAGGCGAGCGCGAAGCGGGGGGCCATCCCCAAGTCGGCGCTAGCCCTCCGCTCGAGGAACGCCTCGACGTTCTTCGGCCCGCGCCGCTCGGGCGGGCCGGGCGGGGGCCCAGCCATTCCCGCCGGTCCGGCGGGATGGGCAGATCCGACCGGTCTTTCCTGGGACTACGCCTGGGACTTCACCGACGCGCCGGGCGGGAGCGCCGATGTCCCGGCGCTCGTGGGTGGTGTAGACCTGGCCGTGGATGCAGGGTCATACACCGTCGGGTCGAGCTTCCCGAGCACCGTGGCCGCCGGCAATGGCTACATGGCCGGTACCGGTCTCGCAGAAACGGTAGCGAACACCGCATTTGTGGCCACCCTCACCGGAGTGAGCGCGACGACAGACCCTGTCCACATCCGGTTTATCGGGCGCGCGGAGACAGGGTCGAACTGGGACATCTTGCTGGGGGGCAATTCGACTTCGCAGGCGCGCATCCGGCTATCTCAGTTCGTCACAACAGACAGGTGGTTCGTGCGCGTCCGCAACACCGGAGGAGCTGCGCTCATTCAGACCGAGCTGTCGGCGCCTATCGACGACGTCGTCATGTTCGACGCCGTCATCGAGAACGACGGTAGCAGCGGCTCGCGACTGGAGCTGTGGCTCAATGGACAGTCCGTGCTGGTGACGTCCGCGACGCTGTGGGACGGACTCGAGACCGACGACCTCCGTGCATTGGCCGAGAGTATGGACGCGGGCTGGGTGGGCGTCCGACGCGGAACGCTCACGCAGGCGCAGCACGACGCGGCGGTCGAGGACGTGCTCTCGAACGTCATATCGTCTCAGTCCTGGACGTGGCTCTGGGATGCCGATGACCGAGGGCCGACAACTTGGCCGTCGTCTTCGACGGCATCTAACAGCCTGGCCCTACCTGCGCTCGGGACAGGTGCGACGGACGTCACCCCGGACATTTCGACGGCGGCCTTGCCCGAAGGTCTGGCCGTCGAGCTGTCGTCCTCGAGCCGATGGGCGTCCTCGACGGGGTGGACGATCCCGACATCGGATTTCACCGTGCGGTGCGTGGCGTCTCGGCCGTCGCACGCGTCGGGCACTGTCCTGTTCGGCTTCATCTACGGCCTGATCGCGGGTCCAGAAGCTTTCATCCGATACAGGTTGAACTCTGCGGCGGGTAGCATCGGGATCAACATCGAGGGCCAGGACCCTGCGTCCCCGGGCACGGGCGTCACTCAGAATGTCATCTATACGGCTACGCCGCCGTCTGGCTTCTTCTTGGTCGACGTGGCCGTGGAGATCGACACGAACGGAGACTGGACGGTCACTGTCTACGAGAACGGGACCAACCAGGGGTCTGTAGGCCCGTTCGCGATCGGCTTCGGCCACGCGCCGAGCGTCGGCGCGGGCATCGGGAGCGAGCCTGCCGACCGCTCGCCGCCGGCAGACGGGAGCCGCATCCGGCTGCTCGGCGTCCTCGACGGCGCCGTGTCCGAGACCCGGCACCGCCACGACAACGCACTCCTGGGGGTGGGGACATGATTACGCTGGGGCCGAACGAGCGCGTCGAGCTGGCGCGAGCGACGGGTCGGCGGATGCGGGTCGAGCACGAGCTGGTGTCGGGGTCGGGGCGCGTCGTGGCGTCTGCGTTGGACGTCAGCCGAGGCGTGGCCTGGGGCCGGGATCGGTGGTATGCGCGCAAGCGGCAGGTGCGGCAGGTGTTGGCCGACCGGGTGCGCGACGCGGTGCAGGAGGGCCAGCTCACGATGCAGCAGGCGCTCGCGCTCCGCGACATCGTGGCGGACGGCGAGTGGCAGCGGCTCCCGGACGGCGTTCGGGCTCGGCTGGAGGACTACCTGGGACGCCCGCCGCCGGAGCTGAACGCCAGGACGAACCGAGACCGCACGATCGTCCGAGTGCCGGGCGGTCGAAGTGGTCGCCGTGAATGCACGGTCATGGTGGTCGAGGCGGTAGCGGGCCCCGGAGGCTGCACGTTGACCCTCGGGCCGGTGGAGGCGGAGTGAGGCGCGATGAGCTGGCCGGCCGTCATCACTTCCGTGCTCTGGATTTTGACCGTGAGCGCCGCAGCCTGGGGCGGCTATCTGCAAGGCTTCGAGAACGGCAAGCGCGTCGGTCGCCGCCGGCAGTGGGAGCTCGGCGAGAAAGCGCGCGAGCGGCGCGATAGGGAGAAACAGGCCGCCGTCGATGCGGCGGACGCCGAGCGCCAGGAGCGGCGGGATCAGCTCGGCGAGGAGGGAAGCAAGTGGCTGGAAACATGGCGCTGAGCATCGGCATCAGCGCGGTCCTTTCCTCGACGGTGGCGGACCCCGTCTTCGACGCCTGCGTCCGGGACGCGTCGCGCGTCCCCCCGGACGAGCGCGCGGCCATCATGTGCGTCCTCTCGCAGGAGAACGCGCGCTTCCGCGCCCTCCTCGAGCAGCCGAGCCGGGGCCAGCTTCCGCCCCCGCCCCCGCTCGAGTCCGACGAGCGCTTGGGGCTGGGCGCCGCGGTCGGAGCCATCGTGCTCGCTACAACCTTGGGTCTCGCCGCGGGTTTTGGTATCGGTGTCTTGTCGCGATGACGGGCCGGCGTGGCAAGAAGAGCGAGCAGAGCGAGGGCGAGAAGTCGGCCCGTCGTCGCGACGCTGTGCGGGTGTGGTTCGACAAGTCCGACCTGGCTAACTCGATGCCGAAACATGCCGTCGACGTGGTCGAGCGCATTTGCTCGAGGATGGTCGACCACGGCGACAGCCTCACGAGAATCTGCAAGGACAAGACCGTCCGGGGCGCCCCGTCGCTCTCGACGCTCCTCTACTGGCGCCGCGCGGACCCCCGCATCAACGACGCGCTCGTCGCGGCCAAGGCCGCTCGAGCCGAGATGCGGTGGGCCGAGTTCGAGGAGAAGCTCGAAGACGAGTTCGAGGGGGCGGCGAAGACCGGGGACAAATACTACATCGCCGCGACCGAGAAGAAGATGTCCCTGCTCTACCGGGCGCGCACGTTCGAGGTTGGCAAGCTGCTCCCCGCCATCTACGGGGACACGCAGGCCAAGCTCGCCGCGGCCGGCCTCCTCGACCCCCAGAAGCGCAAGGAGCTCGAGGACATCAACGCGCGCATTGAGCAGATGAAGCAGGATGGAGTGGTCGTCGAGCAGCAGGTCCTCGAGGTGCCGCTCAAGAGTCAGACGAAGGACGTCCCGAGGAAGACGGAGGACCAGAAGGACGACGTCCGCGGGGACGCCGAGGCCGACGGCGGCGTCGTGATCGACATGCCCTCCAAGGGGGCGCCGGATGAATGACGCCTCCGTGCAGCGGCCCGGGTGGGACGCGAAGCGCGCCGAGCGCGAGCGCGTCCTGAAGCGCGAGTTCACGCCTCGCCAGAAGGAGGCGCTCGCTTCGACGGCGCGCCACCTCCTCTTCGGGGGCGGGGCCGGGGGCGGCAAGACGGACTGGGCTTGCTTCGACGCGATGGGCCACAACAACCCCGGCGGGGGCCTGCGCGCCATCGACTTCCCCGACTACACCGCGCTCTTTCTCCGGAGGACGGTGAAGCAGCTCGAGGACGTCATCCGGAGGACGAAGAAGTATTACCCGGTCTGGGGCAAGGACCCCAAGACGGGGGAGGAGCCTATCTTTCGCGAGCAGAAGAAGGTCTGGGTCTTCCCGTCCGGCGCGCAGATATTCTTCGGGTACATCGACAGAACTTCCGACGTGGAGAACTACCAGGGGTGGCAGTATCACGCCATCTACTTCGAGGAGCTCACACAGTGGCCGTCCTCGTATCCCTACGAGTACCTGCACGGGCGCCTCCGGCAGGACGAAGACTCGCCCATCCACGTCGGCATGAAGGCGACATGCAACCCGGGCGGCGTGGGGCATCACTGGGTCCGGGCGTTCTGGCAGATCGACAACGAGGGCAACCCCAACATCTTCTCGGTGCCTACCGAGATCGTGAACCCCTCGACCGGCGAAAAGAAGATCGTCGACGTCGTGCGGCAGTTCATCCCGGCGCTCTACACGGACAACAGGTTCATCAACCAAGAGCAGTACGCCATCTCCCTGTCCGGGTTGTCACCGCAGATGCGGCGCGCGTGGGAGCAGGGGCGGTGGGACGTCGTTGACCTGGAAGGCGTCGTCTACGCGGACCAGATTAAGGAGCTTCACCAGCGCGGCGCCATCCGCGATGTTCCTTACGACCCCCGGTACCCAGTGAACACGTTCTGGGACATCGGCATCACCGACAAGGTCGCCATCTGGTTTCACCAGCGGGTCGATGGTGTGGACCGCTTCATCGACTACTACGAAGCCGCCAACCGCGGTCTCAAGGACCACTGGCGAGAGCTGCAGGGGAAGCGGTATAACTACGGGGTCCACTTCCGCCCCCACGACGCGGGCCACCGACGCCACAACGCGGGCGGGGCCATCATGACGATCAACGACATCATGGAGGACCTCGGGATGAAGAACCTGGAGACCGTCCCCAAGGTGCCGTCTATCCAGCAGGGTATCGAGCAGACCCGCATCGTCATGCCAGCTTGCGTGTTCGACTGGGGCGGGTGTGAGCGCGGCATCCAGTGTCTCTCCAACTACCGCTTCAAGCGGAAGGAAGACGGGTCCACCAGCCTCAAGCCCGTCCACGACGAGTGGAGCCACGGAGCGGACGCCTTCCGGCAGTTCGCTCAGGCTTTCGATCTCATCGAGGACGCCATATCGGAAGCAACGAACGTGGAGGCGGAAGTCCCGGACGTTCCGTGGGCCCGGAAGAACCACCGCAAGGTGTCACGCCGCCGGTGGCTAGTGTAGGACGAACACATGGTTACGAGGAGAGGGTCAGCGGCGTCCGCCGCCCAGGCGTTCCGAAAGCCGGACGGCGCGCTCTCGGACGACGAGATCGCGACCATCCTCCGGCGGAAGATCAACGAGTGTCTCAACAGGCAGGAAGGCGAGCTGTCGCAGACGCGGCAGCGGATGCTCCACCTCTACCGCGGCGGGCCGGTGGGGGCGTCCGCAGAAGACGAGTCGTCGTTCACGACCCGCGAGATTTACGAAATGGTCGAGGACGGCATGCCGTCGCTCATGTCCATCTTCTTCTCCGCGAAGACGCCGGTGGTGTTCGGCCCCCGCCAGCCGGACGACAAGCCAAGGGCGAAGTTCGAGTCCGCCGTCGTCGATCACTACCTGTTCCGGCGCGGGAACAGCTACCTGGACTTCTACCACTTCTTCAAGTCGGCCTGGATTGACCCGGCCGCCTACATGAAGGTCCACTGCGTCCACACCGAGCACACCGTCCATCACCGGTACGCGGAGCTCACCGACGCGCAGCTCCTCGAGCTGATGTCACCGAAGCGGGAGTGGAAGCGGGGGACGGTCGTCGAGGAAGTCGCGCAGCCGGACGGCTCGGTCCGCTACCGATTCGAGGGCACCGAGGTGAAGCGGAACCCGCGCTTCTACACCGACCCGGTTCCCCCGGAGAACTTGCTCGTCGACCGGGAGGCGACGTCCGTCGACTTGGACGAAGTCTTCGAGCAGTGCGGCTTCATCGCCCACCGCGAGGCGGTGCCCTTCACCGAGCTCGTGAACCGCGGCTACGACCCGGACGAGCTCGACGAAGCTGCCGGCAAGGACGCCGAACTGCGCTTCAACGACGAGACCACGACCCGTCGCTACCGCGAGGACGAGGGGCCCTGGGGCACGTCCGGGACGGACTACTCGACGCGGAAGCTCGCCGTCTACGAGTGCTATGTGAAGATGGACTGCGACGGCTCGGGCGTCGCGGACGGCTGGCGCATCGTGATGGTGGGCGACACCATCTTCGAGCGGACGAGGACGACCTACCAGCCCTTCGTCGGGATGTCCGCGGTCCCGATGATGTTCAAGCACGCGGGCATCTCGCCGGCCGAGGCGCTCGAATCCATCCAGCTCCTGCGCACCAAGCTGATGCGCATCGCGCTGAACGATCAGTACCGGAACGAGGAGCGCCGGGTGTTCGTGGACAAGTCCGCCATGACGCCTCGGACGAAGGACCAGCTCATGGACCGGCAGGCCGCGTTCGTCGAGGTGAAGGGCCCTCCCGGCAACGCCATCATGCCGGAGCCGCGGTTCAGCATCCTCCAGGACACGCTGGGGATGCTCCAGTACTCCGACGACCTGATGAAGCGGCGGACGGGTATGGCCACGGACGTCGCGCTCAACCCCGACGTCCTCCGCGACGCCACTGCGCACGGCATGCTGGCTTCGATGGACCGCTCGAGCGCCCGGCTGATGCACATCGCCAGGATGTTCGCCGAGCAGGGCGTCAAGAAGGCCGGCCTGAAGATGCACCAGCTCCTGCGGATGTACCAGGACGAGCGGACCTTCCAAGAGATCAACGGCGAGTTCGTCGAGGTCGACCCGGCCGACTGGTACGAGCGCACCGAGATGCGGGTGACGGTGGGCCTCGGCTTCAACTCGAAGCAGGACAACCTGATGGCCCTGACGCAGCTCCTCGCTCTCCAGAAGGAGGCGCTCTCGCAGGGCATGGCGCGGCCCGAGCACCTGAAGACGACGCTCGAGAAGATGATCGAGGCCGCGGACGTCGGCTTCTACTCCGAGTACTTCGTCGACCCCGAGAAGGAGGAGGTCAAGCCGCCCCCGCCGCCCCCGGACCCGCAGATGGAGTCGGTGAAGGCGCAGCGCGAGGTGGCCGAACTCCAGGAGCAGACGAAGCAGGCCCAGATCGACGCCGACATCGAGCAGGCCGAGATCAAGGCCGAGACCGAGCGGTTGAAGATCAGAACCGACCGGCAGCGTATCGCCGCCGACGCCGCGCTCAAGAAGGCGGAGGCGCGGATGGAGTCGACGCTCCTGCCCGAGCGCAAGAAGGCGGAGCTCGACAAAATGCGCGCAGAAATCGACGTCCTGCATATGGAACTGGACAAAACCTCAGCGGAGGTTGTTAAACTTCGCGCGGAAGCGGCGCAGGTCGCCAAGGAGAGCAGCGATGAAGAAGGGCAGCAAGGGGCCGAAGAGGCCGAGTGACCTCCACAACAAGAGCCACCACTACCAGAATGCCAAGCGCGGGCCGAAGCCCCCCTTCAAGGGCACGTACAAGGGCGGCAAGTGAGCATCTCCCCACGAGCCCGCGTGCGCCTCGCGGAGGACGCCGACCTGCGCACCCTCCTCGAGGAGCGCATCAGCGAGACGTACGATAGCCTCCGGCGGCTCGACCTCGTGTCGGGTGGCGAAGCCGCCCTCGAGCGCGTGCGCGAGGCTCGCGTCCTGAGCGACCTCATCGAAGACATCGCTGCCGACGGCCTCCAGGCCGCGCGCGAGTTCGAGCGGGGTCGCGAGCCCGAGCATCGCGGCGCCTTCACCAATCGCGACAGCGGAGATACCTGATGCCCGCCCCGCAGAAGCCAACGGCGTTCACCCCCGGTAACGCTCCCAAGGGAGACGTCATCATGAAGGCCAACGAGCCGATGTCCCGCGAGCAGGTGCGGGAGAAGGCTTCGGGGGGACGGCGGAACACCGCCGAGCGCGCACGCGCCATCGAGGACCGCCTGCGAGAGCGCCGCGGCGGCGGCGGCGACAACCGAGATCAGGACCCGGCCCGTCCCGACCAACCCGAGCCCCGGGAGTCGAACAAGGCCCCGCAGCCCGAACCGGAAGTTCGGGAAGAGGCGCCCACCGGCGAGGAAGCCGAGGGCGGACCCACCGAAGTCGAGCAGGAATCTGCGGACGCTTCCGGCGACGAAGAAGTCGCTCTGCGGACCCTCGACGACCTCGCCGAGCATCTCGAGATCGACAAGTCCGTCCTCGACGGGCTCGTGGTCACGCAGAAGATCGACGGCGAGTCGCGCGAGGTGCCGCTGAAGGAGGCGCTCGAGAACAGCCAGTTCGCTGCGGCAAACACGAAGAAGCGCCAGGAGCTCGCGGCTCGCGAGCGCCGGCTCGAGGCCGAGAACAACGAGCAGGTGCAGCAGTACCAGCAGGTCCTGAACGAGGGGCGGCAGCGGGCGCAAGCCGCGGCCCAGCTCCTCCAGTCCGAGCTGCAGTCGCCCGGCGTTCAGGCCCTCAAAGAGCAGGACCCGCAGTCTTACCTGCAGTGGCAGGAGATGACGCAGCAGCGCCTGGCGCAACTGGATCAGACGTACCAGCAGCTCGCTCACGCAGAGCAGCAGGCTCTCGCACAGCACCGGCAGGCCGTTCGGCAGGCCGGGCTCCAGCGTCTTCGCGAAGCCATTCCCGACATCGACTCGGGGGAGCGCCGCAACGCCATCAAGGAAGTCTTCGAGGAGTTTGGCTCCTCGGAGCAGGAGATGGCGAGCATCCTCGATGACCGACTCATCGTCCTCGCCCACCGCTACGCCGAGACCAAGGCCGAGCGCGACGCCCTCAAGGCCGAGCGCGACGAAAACCGGAAGCGCGCGAAGCAGGTGGTCGAGGAGAGCAGGTCGGAGCGCCCGCGCCGGGCAAATCGGGGCGGCAACGTCTCGAAGAAGAAGATCGAGGCGGCCAAAGAGAAGATCAAAGGGAAGCGAGGGCACGCCGCTCGGCGGGCGACCCAAGAAGCGTTCTTCACGATGCTGCAGGAGCGCCGTAGGTGAACCATGCCTGACTTGACCGCCAACTACTCCTCCTCTGTCAGCGGCTCGCTGAGGGAGGACTTCAGCGACATCATCACCATCCTCGATCCGACCGAAACGCCCGTTCGGGCGAACATCGGGCAGATCGACATCGACAACCCCGAGGGCTTCGATTGGCAGCTCGACGGGCTCAACACGCCCTCCGCGGACGGCCTCCCCGACGGCTTCTCGTTCGATGACGCGTCCCTCCGGGAAGGCGTCACGACGCGCTCTCGGCTCAAAGCGCGGTGCCAGATCCAGGGCTTCGGCATCCAGATCTCGAACCGCCTCGAGCAGACGGACAAGGCCGGGCTCGACTCCGAGATCAGCTACCAGCTCGCCCTCCGCGCCGACGACCTGAAGCGCGATTGCGAACAGGCGATCACGACCAACCGCTCGGCGGTGGCCTCGGCGTCCGGCACGCCCCCGACCGCCCCGCTCACCGCGGGCATCCCGTCGTGGCTCACCACGAACGTCGACTACTCGGGTGAGACCGCGCCGACGCTCGGCGCGGATGGCGAGCCGGACGGACCGGGCGGCACTGCCTCGCCTCGAGCGGCGGACGAGTCCGCCATCCTGGACCTACTCGGGGGCGCCTACGACGAGGGCGGCAACATCGACCTGATGGTCGTCGGCCGCGAAGTCAAGCAGATCATGTCCTCGTACTTCTTCTCGTCCTCGGCGAGGATCGCGACGCAGTACCAGGACCATGGGCGCGCCCCGAGCTCCGGCCTCCAGGTCGTGGGCGCGGTGGACTACTACGTGAGCGACTTCGGGGTCATCGCCATCGTCCCCGACCGCTTCATGAACCGGACCACCGACATCCTGATGCTCGACACCTCGCTGTTCGAACTGGGCGTTTTCCGCGGCTACGAGGTCCAGGAGATGGGGAAGGAAGGCGACAACGAGCGCTTCATCGTCCTCCACGACTTCGCGCTCATCTCGCGTGACGAGGCGGGCTCCGCCATCTTCGCGAACGTCGACACCACCACGGCGATGGTGGCGTGAGCCCAACTGCGGGGTGGCGCCGGGCGCGCCACCCCGCCCAAGATCAAGCCATGTCCGAGTTCGACATCGTCCACGACACCCCCATCGAGCAGCTCCCAAATCTGCTCCCGTCGCTCACGCCCGACCAGAGAGTCGCCGCGAAAGCGCGCATCAAGGCGACGCGGAAGGCGTCCTTCGAAGCGGAGAAGGACCGGCTGCTCGAGAAGCAGCGCCCGAAGAACATGGGCCGGCCCTTCGCGCTCAAGATCAAGGAGTGGCGCAGCGACCCCGTGTGCGGCTCGATCTTTCTCGTCCCGAGCCGCATTCCCGGCTCCCGGAAGCTCGCCGCGGGCGAGATCATCATCCTCGACCTCGACGACGACGTCGTCCGAGACAACATGGCGTGGGGGCACCTCGAGATCGTCGACGAGCCGCCGACCCGCCCGCTCATCTACCCGCACACCGAGTGGGCCAAGGTCACCGACCCCAGAGCCTCCAGGCTGAACAAGTTCCAGCCCGCCTACGTGGCCAAAGTGCAGTCAGAGGTCGCGAAGCTCTGCCGGGAACTCTACAACGAGCTGGTTCAGGTCCAGCGTGAGAACGACGACGCCGAGCGCGCCGAGCGCGCAGCCCCGCCCGAGATGCTCTCCCAGCTTCAGCAGCAGCGAATCGAGAAAGAGCTCGCCAGCGAGAAGAACGCCGAGGACCCCCCGAAAGCGACCTTCGAGACCGGCGAAGACGACGGGACCGGGCTTGCGCGGCGTCGCCGGCCGGTCCAGAAGTAGGCCATGGAGCGCAGGTGGACGAAGCTGGACGGGCGGCCCACGCGCCAGACCGTCCAGCCCGCGCAGGAAGTCGAAGCCGTCCTCGACCTGAACCAGTACATCGCCGGGAGCTCGGCCAGGACCGGAGGCGCCGGAAGCGACAACTTCCGCTTCCTCGCCCGAGTCCCGACTGCCGCGTGGGGAATGTGGGCCCACGAATGGCGGATGAAGGGCGGGCTCCAGGGCACCGGCATGAAGCAGCAGGACTACATCATCCTGCGCGCCTCCACGCCGGACTACTCGAAGTTCGTCACGACCCCCTCCGGGAAGACCGGCTTCGAGCGCCAGGCCAACGCCATCAGGGCGGGCTACGGCTCGAAGTGCCTGAAACTCCAGCACGCCAAGCGCGCTCGAGGAGAGCGAGACACCGCTTCGACGCGGGGCGTCACTTGGACGAAGGGTGACCCGAAGCTCTTCAAGACCGGCAAGCAAAGGCTCACCCCGAACCCCAAGGCCGGCAAGCAGAGGCTCATCTCGTGACGACCAGGGGAGTGCTCTTCGACAGCGTCCGGGCGTGGACGCGGCGGACCGCGGACCCGGAGCTCGACGCGGCGCTCCCCGGCATCCTCCAGCACGTCGAGGCGCGCGTCGCCCGCGAGATCGTCCACAGCTCGCAGGTCGTGGTCGCGCAGATCACCATCTCGGGCCGCTCCGGGCCGCTCCCTTCAGACTGCCTCGAGATCAGGTCGCTGTCGCTCGCCTCCGGCAGCAGGCGCCGGCTCGAGCTCGTCACCCCCGAGCAGCTTCGAGAAGGCGGGTACTGGGAAAAGGGCGGCGACCCCCTCCAGTACGCTATCGAAAACCGCGCCATCTATCTCGCCCCCGCCGCGGGGGACGACACCGTCTTCGACCTGTCCTACTACAGGCGGTTCCCACCTCTCGTCGTGAGCGCGGACACAAACTACCTGCTCACCAACTACCCGGACCTCTACCTCTACGCCATGCTGGCCGAGACCATGGCGTTCGTTCAGGACGCGGAGGCGCAGATGGGTTACGAAGCCAAGTACGCCGACACCCGGCGGGCGCTCCTCGAGCAGGACATCGACTTTCGGACCTCGGGGTCCGGCCTCCGCCGACGCGGGACGAACATGGTGGTCTGATGCGCCCGATGCCCATTCAGCTCGGCGAGTGGCTCCCAGACCAGCCCGAGCTGGCGAACCCCGGGGCGCTCGTGGCGCGCAACGTCGTCCCCCGAGCGGTGGGATACGGGCAGCTTCAGACGTTCGAGCCGGTCACGGCAGCGGCGGGCGAGCGCATCCTTGGGGGCGCTTGGCTCGAGGCCAACGGCAACATCGAGGTCGTCGTCGGCACCCCCACCCGCATCCTGCGGCTTCTGGATAACGCGTGGAGCGCCATTGGGACCGGCTACCCGAACGTCGTGAACTGGGAGTTCGCCGTCTTCGGGGAGGACGTCTACGCCGTCGCCCCCGGTGTCCAGCCGCAGCGCATCGACATGGGCGCGGGGTCGCCGTCCGCGGTGAACGCACCCGGGAGCCCGAGCGCGCCCCCGGGAGCGGGGCGGGTCGCCGTCGTCGGAGACTTCATAGTGCTCGGCGACATCACGGCGAACCCCAACCTGATACAATGGTCGGGGTACAACAACGCCGGCGTGTGGGATCCGAACGGCGACGTCCTGACCCAAGCGGACAGCCAGGAGCTGTTCGAAGGCGGTCGCGTCCAGAAGATCGTGGGCGGGACCATTGGGTACGTATTTCAGGAGCGGCGCATCCGGACCATGCGCTACGCGGGCCCCCCGCTCGTCTTCGAGATCCAAGTCATCAACTACGACCGCGGAGCCGTGGCCGCGGACTCGGTCGTGCGGGCCGGCGACCGCGTCTTCTTCTACGCGCAGGACGGCTTCCACGAGGTCCGCGGCGGGTCGTTCAACCCCATCGGGCGGGAACGCGTCGACCGCTGGTTCCTCGAGAACGCAGCGAGCGACGACATTACCAACGTGCGCGGCGTCGTCGACCGCTCGAACAACCTGGTCCTGTGGGCGTTCCGGTCGAACAGCGCGCTCGACAACTACGACCTCGCGCTCATATACAACTACGCCATCAACAGGTGGAGTTACGCCGAGATCGGCGACATCGGGATCGCGACGCTCTTCGAGATCAGGAGCGCTGGCTACAACCTCGACACCCTCGCCACCCTGCTCCCTGGGGGCATGGCGACCGACGTCATCAACATGGACAGCCCCGCCTACAAGGGCGGACGCCTCGCCGTCTACGGGGCGAGCGACTCCGGGTCTATCGGGTCCCTCACGGGGGCCGCGCTCGACGCCACCATCGACACCGGAGAGTTCGAGCCGGGCGAAGCCAAGCGGGCGAGCCTCAGCGGCATCCGGCCCATCGTCGAAGGTGGATCGGGGACGACCACGACCGTCCAGCTCGGACGCCGGAACACCCTCTCCGCGCCGGTGGACTGGACGCCGGAGCGCGGCCTGAATGCCCTGGACGAGGCGAGCATCCTGTCCGATGCTCGCTACCACAGGGTTCGGCTCAACATCAGCGGCGGCTTCCAGCGCGCGACGCGCGCGGACGCCATCTTGAGGCCGAGCGGGAGGTTCTGATGCCGTCGGACGGGGGAACGGGGGGCTACTCCCTAGCGGACCGAATGCGGGTCGGCAGCCCGCTCGAGGGGCGCGGGCTCGGCGTCCGCCACGCGGGCGGCGGGGCCGTCGATCCAAACGGGAAGGGCGGAGGGCAGAAGGCGCCCACCGGGGGCATGCCCGCCGGACCGGGCGGCGGGCGGATGGCCGGGGGCCTCTCCCCCGCCCCCGGCACCCTCGCCCAGGGGAACGGCGCGCTCGGCGTGCCGCGGGAAGAAGGAGGGAAGAAATGAAGCCGGACGACGACATCTGGGCAACGGGCGAGACCCGCGCGCCCCCTCCTTCCTCCGCCCCCGAGCGCAGGCTCCGGGGCCCCATGGAGCCGGTCTGGCTCGACCGCTTCGAAAACTGGGTGCCCATCGAGGGCATGCTCCAGAGCTTGTGCGAGCGGATGAGCGGGCACGGACTGACCGTCGAGGACCTCAAGGAGAACATCCGCACCGGGCGCATCCGGCTGTGGATGCTCGAGCGGCTCGAGGACGGCGGGTGGAAGGCGAGCGCCGTCTTCGGGACGCGCATCTACACGCAGCCGAACGGGCGCCTCGTCTGCTCGCTCTCCTGGGCGGCGGGCGAAGACGCCCTCCACCCCGACGTCGTCATCCCCGCCGTCGAAGCCTACGCCCAAGAGCACGATTGCTTTGCTGTCGAGGTCATGGGACGAAGGGGCTGGTCGCGCGTTCTCCGGGACCACGGGTACGGTGAGCACTTCGTCGGCCTCTTGAGGGAGTTCTGATGGGCGTCAAAGGAGGATTTGAGAGAGGCCAGCAGTCTTCGGAGACGACAGCTTCCGCCAACCCCTTCGTGCAAGAAAACACGGAGCGGGCGATGCGAGCGGCGTGGAACAACTACAACACCATGCCGGAGACGCCGGCGTTTTACGGGGGTGACGGCGTCGCCGGCCTGACCGGCGGCCAGCAGAGCGCCATCGACGCCGCGAACCAACGTCTAGGCGGTACAGGCACTGACCGGGCGTTCAACGACTACATCCAGGGTCAGCTTGGCGCGGACCGGACGGGGGCCCTCGAGGGCGCCTCCGGCGAGATGATGGACCGAGCACGCCAGGGGGCCGGCGCGCTCGCGAACATGGCCGACTCCGGGGCCTATTCCGGAGCCCTTCAGGGCATGGCCGGGAACACCGGGGCCTACCAAAGCGGCCTTCAGCAGGCCGCCTCCGGGCAGGTCAACCCGCTGACGTCGGCCATGTACCGCGACGCGGCGCAGAACCTGAGCGAGCAGTTCCAGGAGGGGGCGGTCCCCGCCCTCAACGCCACCTTCGCTCAGGGAGGGCGGACCGGCTCCGGCCTTCAGGCGGACGCCCTCGGAAACGCCGCGGGCGAGCTCGCCGACGCCCAGAGCTCGCTCGCCGCCAACATGTTCGGGAACGCGTCCGAGTCTGCACTGAACCGGCAGGTCCAAGCGAGCCAGGCCGGCCTCGGGAACGCGCTCGGGGCCTCGCAGGCCGGCCTCCAGAGCGCGCTCGGGGCCGGAGGGCAGCTCCTCGGTCAATCCGGGCTCGGTATGCAGGGCCTCGGGCAGCTCGCCAGCCTGCAGCAGGGGGCGGCGGGAATGGCCCCCGCGGCGAACCAAATGGGCTGGCGCAACATCCAGAACGCCTCCCAGATGGCTGGGCAGCGGCAGGCTCTGCGGCAGCGCGAGATCGACTTTGATCGCGAGCGGTACGACCACAACCAGGGCCGCGACCTTCAGGACTGGCAGCGGCGCCAAGGCGCCCTCCAGATGATGCCAGGCATGATGTCGCCACTCCAGGGGACCGGGACGACCACCTCAGAGGGGTTTTCCTCGGGAGGCAGAATCGGGAAGGGGAAGCAATAAATGGGCGCAGCGCTAGCAGCTTTGGGGCTCGGGGCCAAGGCCGCAGGGGCCGCAGGGGCCGCAGGGGCCGGGGCCGCAGGGGCCGGGGGCGCAGGGGCCGGGGCCGGGGCCGCCGGGGCCGGGGGCGGTATGCTTGGTGCCGGCCTAGCTGGGGCTCCGAAGCCCGCAGGAGGTGCGGCGCCCCCCATCAGCCAGCCCCCCGTGGCGCCCGCGCCAAACGTGGGCGGGGGCGCGGCGCCTTCCCCCATGGTGGGGAACGAACTCATGAACCAGCAGCCCTTCAAGCCGTTCAAGTCGAGCGTCGACATGCCCGGCGACGGGCTCCTAGCTGAGTACATGAAGTCTCGAGGAGGGTTTCTCGGATGAGCGTCGGCGACTTCTTCGGTGATCTCGGCGAAGGCGCCCTCGGAGTCATGGGCTCGTTCCTCGAGCAGAGCCCGATCACGCGCCCCCTCATGCATGCAGGGCGGGCCGGCCTCATGGCCGCGCGCAGTGGCGAGACCGCGCCGGAAGACCTGGGGGCGGACTGGGGGACCATGTTCCTGAACGTCGCGCCGAGCTTCGGGTACAAGGATGATGAGCAGCGGGGACTCCTCGCGAGCGATATTGGCCCGGCCGAAGGGCTGGGTGGCGGGGGCGCAGTGACCAACCCCGCCGGAGACATGGTGAACCCGGCGTTCTTCACCGGCAACGACCGTGAGTATGAGGCGCCCTTGGAACGGGGCCTCCTCGGGCTGGTGGACCCGTCTTCCTTCCGCTTGAAGCGGTAGTTGGAGAGACACTCTCCTGACGAGGTGAATCATGCCGTTTCCCGCAAACCCCCAAGCGCTCATAGGTCTTCTGGGCGCGGCCCCCGGCACGGGCGTGCCGCTCGGCGACGTCCTCCCCGACGCCACGG